TCAGGGATTTGATGCAATGGCCCGCCTAAATAAAATCGACCATGTGATAAACGCTGAAACGAAGGAAGTTAGTCAATGCGCAAGTCGAATGGGCAAGTGGGGTGCCGGAGGAAGAAAGCGCCTGCTTATGGCTGCCCGCGCCCGTGTGGTCGATGAGGTTCATATGTATCTCCCAGGATTTGAGGCGTGAACATCCTAAACTTACCATTCAAGATAGCCCGCCACGGTGGGCTTTCATCTGGAGATGATCATGTACCTTCATATCACCTTGAATTCAGGCCGGACGATGCATGGCGGCATGACTCAGTCCATAATTGAAGTATACGACGTTTCCCTCGGAGTAAGGGCACCCTGCAAAGGTGATGATGACAACGCCCATCCTGTGGTTTTATGGCGCACGACAGGGAATAAGGATTGCGAGGGAATAATATTCCTTCATGAGTTGGACATCGCCGTCGTTAAATCAACCGATGGAACAGTGCTCCATGAATGGCACGGTGCTAAAAGCCAAAAGCAGAAAAGAGAGCAAATCACCTCATTCCTATAGCACAATATGGCGGGTTTTTTGTCGGCCGCATCCCTGTTAGGATTAGTCCGAACAATACCAAAGGGATGATTACAAAAATGAAGAAAATTTTAGTCGCTACTGCGATTGCTTTGACTCTGGCAGGCTGCGCTTCCTCAGGAAACCAGCAACTCAGCAAGGAAACCGAAATCAGCGTAAAGTCTAAACTGCAGGAAGGGAAAACTACCAAGGCCGAGGTTAAAACGACATTCGGTTCCCCGGATTCAGTTTCGTATACTGACGGCGGCAATGAGATCTGGAAGTACGCCTTCGCCAAAGTAAAAGTTAACGGGACTACGTTCATACCTTTCTATGGCCTCTTCCATAACGGAACTAACGGCACCAAGAAAGAACTTACCATCCTGTTTAAAGACGATGTGGTAGCCAAGTACACAATGGCAGAGTCGGCTATCAATACTAAATCTGGCTGGGCCGATTAAGTACAGAGACAACCTCACTTCGGTGAGGTTTTTTGCTTTTTGTTGCATTGAAACCTGATATATCCCTGCTAATCTGTCCAAAACCAACCAGTGGGGATAGGGATATGAAAAAGGCTTTATTTGCGCTCTTGGCACTGATGTCATTTAGCGCAGTATCAGCTACGACATTCAGCATTCCAACGGATTCGAAAGCCAAATACACCATCATTGATAAAAACTTGAACGGCTCCATGGCAACCATCACGACCATGAGAGAGGGCCCGTCAGGGACATCCTACTCACAGCGCCTGTATGACTGCACATCGTGGACGGTGAAGTATCTTGGTGATGGGGACACGCTGGAACAAATGAAAGCATCCAAGCCTGACGAAGGCATGTCTCCAATAGTTGATAATTCAATAGCGTATTATATAGGCCAACAGGCCTGTAAATAACCAAACCCGCTCCGGCGGGTTTTTTTATGCCCGGAGTATGCGATGGCAGAAAAAGCAGGTGAAATTTATTATGACATTGAGGCTAACGTATCCGGCCTGATCCAGGCGCAGCAGCAGGTTAATAAGCGTCTTGACCAAATGGACGCCAAGTTTGAGCAATCGTCACGATCTGCCGGGCGGTTTGAAGGTGCTTTAAATAAAGTTGGCGTTGCCATTGCAGCAGCTTTCACCATTGATGCAGCAAAGAAGCTTATCGCCATCGGCGACGAGATGGTTACGCTACAGGCGAGGATAGCCAGGCTGAGCCCCAGCATTGACGTGGCCAAGGAAACACTTGCCTCCCTGTCTGCAATCGCGGCTCAAACAGGTAATAGCCTGTCAGAAACTGAGAGGTTATGGGAATCACTGACGACAGCGTTAAAGGAAACTGGCGCCACTAACTCGCAAATCCTCGTGTTGACATCGACACTGCAAAAAATTGGCACGATCGGTGGGTCCTCTACTGAGGAAATGGCAAACGCATTGCGACAGTTCGGCCAGTCTATTTCTGGTGGTATCGTCCGTGCTGACGAGTTTAACTCTATTCTGGAGCAGATGCCTGAACTTGCTCGCCAGATTGCAGCGGGGCTAGGTATACCCTTCGGCGATCTTCGCAAGAGAATGCTGGAAGGTAAACTGACGGCTCAGGATGCTCTGAACGCCATTCAACGTCAGTCGCAGTCGGTCAATGAAGAGTTCGATAAAATGCCGGTCAGCATTGATCGCGCAAAGAACAGCCTCGATGTGGCCTTCAAAAATGCTATTAACGACCTGAACCAGGCAATAGGCCTGACCACGACCCTTGCAGGGTTAATGCAGAGCGTCGCGGATAACCTCAATTACTACAACAACAATGTCGGCGATTCTTCAAGAATGCCGAAGCTGATCAAGCTCCAGCAGGATCTGAACAATGAGCTGAAAGACGGCCAGAGATGGTATGAAACTGACTCAGTTTTTCAGGCCAGAAGGGCGCAGGCAGCAGTGCAGCTGAAGCAGATCGAGGGAGAAATAGCCCACATTCGAGCAAAGGCCCAGAAGGACGCCGGAAGCAACCAGTTTAATGCGCCGCCCACCAAAGGCGATGACGCCGCAACCAAGAAGCTGGTTCAAAACTCTGAACGCCGGCTTGCGTTGGCCAAACTTGAAGGTGAGGCGCGAGCCAGGCTTCAGGCCCAATATGATGCAGCTGATGCTGGGGTGACCGATCCTAAGCGAATAAAAGTGCTGCAGGACGAATACGCCGAAACCTACCGGGTTACGGAGGCCAGGAAGGAAAGCGACAAAGCCGGGAAGCAGTCTGCTTCCACCGCTGAGTCTATAGCCCAAAAACTCGAAAACCTTCGCCAGCAGTCTGAGCTTGCAGCGGACTCAACTCAGGAATTGAGCCGTGAGCAGGCGATATTGCGTGCGCAGCAGTCTCTCGGTAAATCAGCTACTCATGCTCAAATCCAGGAAGCAGGAAAATACGCAGCCGCCGCCTGGGATGCAGCCGCAGCGGCGAAGGGGGTAACTGAGGCGCTTAATGCTATTCCGGAACAGGCGGAGAATAAATCCTACGCTGAATCCATGCAGAACCTGAAAGCGGCGCTGAACGCCGGAAAGATTGATCTGCAGGAATACAACGCAGCCACTGAGCAGATGGAGCAGCAGCATCAGGCCAACCTTGCCAAAATACGCTCGCAGCAGGTGGTTAACCCCACCCAGCAGGCAATTGCTGAAGTTGATCCGGTGCAGCAGTTGGCCAACCAGCACGCGCAGGAGTTGGCGCTGATTCAGCAGTTCGAGCAGCAAGGGGTTATCGCTCACACTCAGGCCCTGGCACTGAAAAAAGCCGCTGACACTCAGTATGAGCAGCAGAGAACCGCTGCTATGTGGGAGGTTTACCGGAATCAGAGCCTTGGCAATGAGGCCATAGCTGCTTCATTCGATGCTCTGGCTGGTAATGCTTCTAACGCCCTTACCGGCATAATTACAGGAAGTATGAGCGCACAGGAAGCAGCGCAATCACTTGCCAGCACCGTTCTGAACAGTCTTGTAAACGCATTCGTTCAAATGGGTGTTGAGTGGGCCAGAAACGCGATTATGGGCGCAACCACCCAGCAGACTGCAATAGCAGCAACTACGGCCGCACAAGTCGCAGGGATAACCACTCAGACAGCGGCAAGCACCGCGGCGGCGGTCACTACCACTGCAGCATGGACTCCAGCTGCGATCATGTCCTCGATAGCTTCATGGGGAGGTGCAGTTGCTATCGGTCTGGGCGCTATGGCTGGCGTTATGGCATTGGCCGGTAAACGTAAAAACGGTGGTCCAGTATCTGCTGGCTCAATGTACCAGGTGGGTGAAGGCGGCAAACCAGAGATTTACCAGGCCAGCACCGGCAAGCAGTACATGATCCCTGGCGATAACGGGAAGGTCATCAGCAATAAGGATATGCAGTCAGGAGGAGGGATCAGCGTGCAGGTGAACGTCATCAACCAGTCTACCGGCGCGACCGTTCAGAGTGCCAACGGCTACATGCAGGACGGTAGTGCGGTTGTGGACTTGCTGATCACCGACATGGAAAGAGGCGGCCCGGTATCCTCTCAGATGCAGCAGACATTTGGACTAAGCCGCAAAGCGCAAGCCACTTACTAAACCCAACCCGCTTCGGCGGGTTTTTTATGCCCGGAGGAAACGTGGCAACAGTTCAATACCCTCCGTTCCTGCCACTGCCCCAGCGTGCCGATCAGAACATGACGCAGGATACAGCCTGGCAGACGACGCAGACGGCAGTCGGTCCATTGATAATCACGCCGATCACCACGGACCTGAAAGCAACCTGGACGCTGCAATGGATTTTCACGCTGGCCCAGGCTGAGAGATTTAAGTCATGGCTGCGCTCGCCGACATACTGCGACCGCGGGCGCAACTGGTTCCAGATGCCGATCGACCTGGGTGACACGCAGGGTGTGCAGCAGCAGACGCTGCATTTCGTCGACATGCCGGTGCAAACCAGCAAAAACGGCAGCGTCGTCACCTGGACCGCAACGGTCATCAGCAACGGTATCGAGGACATTACTGAAGATTACGACGACTGGATTGTCGAGGCGCAGCCGGGCTACGGCTATTGGCTGGATTACCTGATCACCGAAGTGATGCCGAGGGCCGACTGATGCCTACATTGAGAGAGTGGAAGGAGCGCCGGCCGGCGAGCGACATCAAACAGACGGTGGAGTTTTATCACCCTGCGTTTGGTTATTACCGGGTGGTCAATAATCTGTTTCGCCCAGCGACGTTCGGCGGAAACTCGTTTGAGCCTGCGCGGTTCAGCGTGACCGAGCCGGCGCAGGACGGGACGGCGGTCATATCCATGACGATCACTTTTGTCGCCGCGACGGAGCATGTCCGTCAGACGCTGAAAAGCTGGCGCGGGGCGGCGCGCATGACGCCGATAAAGTGCCTGTATCAGCAGTGGAATGCGATTGGTGATGCATCATCCCTGAAAGACTGGACGCTTTACGTGAACGACATTTCAGCCGATGCCAGCAACGTCACTGTGACCGCCGGTAAGACCAATCCGCTGACGCTGGCCAACTCCATCATTTACACCACGAAAGACTATCCCGGACTGATCACCGTATGACACAGAGCGACTTTATCGGGCTTGTTAACGGCAAGCCCTGGGCTAACCGTGCCTGCAGTTTTGTGCAGATGGACTGCTGGGGCCTGGTGGTTCTGTATTACCGGCATGTGCTGGGGCTGGAGCTACATCACATCGCCGGTTATGAATCGGGCGCGGAGTTCATCACCTGCTACGAACAGGAGCGCGCCCACTGGCGGCTTGTGCCGGTTGCCGCCACCGGCTGCATCGCCGTTTTTTACCGCGGCGACATGCCAGCGCATATCGGTGTGATGATCAGCCCGGTTAAGTGCCTGCATGCCCGCGGGGAATTTGGTTTCGTGCGTTGCGACAGCCCGCTGGCGCTTCTTAAGGTTTACAGCAAAGTGGAGTACATGGTGCATGGTTCGATATGAGTTACAGAGGCTGCCTGGAGCGCCGCTGCAACGGGGAACGGTAGATGCCGGCACCACACTGGTGAGCCTGCTGGATTCTCTGCAGCTGCACTGCGATGTTATCGTGAAGCTGAATGGCCGAGCACTGCCGGACGATTACGACATCAGCCGGCCACTGCGATCTGGCGACGTGGTGGCTGTGTTCGACCAGCCAGAGGGCGGGGTGGGAAAGCTCATCACCACGATATTGCGTCCGGTCACGAAAATCCTCTCCGGCGCGCTGAAGGTGTTCGGACTGTCAAATAAGCCTAGTGCGTCGGTATCGGTGGCGACAGGCGAATCCCCCAACAACGACTTAACCGGCCAGACGAACCGCGCGCGACTCTACAAGGGGCGCCCGAACGTTTACGGCCAGTGCCGCGTCTTTCCTGACCTGATTCAGGAAGCACTTTTCGAGTTCGTCGACAACAACAAACAGCTTACTGAATGGTTTGAG